TCACACCGCCCTGTCGTCTTCGATAACGCTGTTGATGAAGAACGTCACCCGCCCAAGCACCTCCACCTCTTCCGCCACCGCCCCCTCGATCGCTTCGCCATCATCCGTGATTAACGCTCTTCCCATTACCCGAGCAAACTGAGTCCGGCCTCGGGACAAAATCAGCAGAACCTGATTCTGTACCAACCTGGTGCATGGTTCGATAACCGCGAACCCTGTCGATGTTTCGAGAATGCGGCTGTCGATACCTATGCCGCAGATGGTTTCAGGGCAGAGCCTGCGCTCTACATAATCAGTAGCCGGTGAAGGGAAGCCCATTACACGACCCTCCCCATGTTGCGCATCATCCACAACCTGTTCGGCCTGTCGTCCGGTGTCTTGTCGACGAAGAACTCCTGATAACGCTCTATCCAGTCGTTGGCGTCGTCCGGCGTGAAATGCCAGTTCCTGGCGCGCAACTCCCGGATGAAGTCATCCGTGCGTAAACACTGGTAACCCTTAGGATTTAGCTGTATTGCAGCGACAAATGCGCTGTGAATGTCTGATACGCGGGGCATAACCTGCACTCCCTTTTACTGTTTTTATATACAGTAGTTGTAAATGGCGGGCTGATCAATACGGGATAGCCTATCAATAACCATGACTGCCCAAGGTCTTACACATTCACCTTGTTTGTGATAGATTTACCGCCACACAGCGACTGCCGATCGCCTTTCAAATTAATTTCAGTTGGAGTTCATTAGTTCATGGAGAAAGTTGCGCTTTTTATTGCTGGGGATGAAAGAATTTACTTCCCAGCCCTGGTGGCTATCGAGAGTATAAAAAAACACAACCCTGGCTCTTTTGATTTCTTTTTGTGCTTTAATAAAGAAAAGCTCTCAGCAAGCATGCAAGACACCCTTTCATCTTTAAAAATAAACTTTATAGATACTAAGGAACTAGATAAGCACTCCATCTTAGATGACTTCACAAAGATGCATGAAAACATTTGGCCTATTGATGTTTTCTATAATTATGCACTTCCTATTTACCTGAAAGATAAGGGTTATAAATATTCCTGCAAGGCAGATTATGACATCTTGTGCGTCGGCAAATATGATATGGAAAAAATCATCCCAGATGATGTGGTGTTGTCTGGGTTTAAGGCAAGAGTTAACCTCATTAAAGAGGGAATGACTGAAACATCAGCCAGGGAATCTATTGATAAAAATATATTTAGTGACATTCACTCTGCGTATATGAATGTCGGATTTATTGTCTTTAACAACGATTTGTACTGCAAAAGAGATTTTCTTGGGAAATTCAAAAAAGCTTATAAATTCCTGGTTGAATCATCACCTAAAGCAAAACTGCATGAACAACTGGCATTCGCATCTGTATTAAATCAAGTATGTGGTTCTTTTAAAGATACGTCAGAAGCATATAATCATCGAGTTTTAGCTACGAGAGACACAGATGACAGCTTTATGTTTGATACTAAGAACTTTCACTACATTACAAGGTTTAAGCCATGGATGCCATTAGATAAATCAAAAACACGATGGTTTATCGATAATGGTGGCAGTTGTCTTTATGCTTACCGAAATATTTGGCTTGACTTTGCCATGAGCGTCCCTGGCTTTGATGAATATTGTAGTGAAAAGCCTATGAGCGCAATGCAACTCATTGGAATGCAAATGTACACAAACAGAAGATACAACGGCATTATAAATGATTTGAAAAAGAAGTAACTTAAAGAAGCCCGCAAAATGGCGGGCTCTTTTTTAAATTAACTTAGACGATATGCAAGCTATCAAATAAAGCGATAACTCCTGCACTTTAAACCCATATATATCTCCTGCTTTTTTTGTCTGAACTTCAACGCCAGAACCTTCAATTTTCTTTCCTTCGTCATCGTATTGATAAACGGTTGTGAATTCGTCATCCCATTTTTCATAGGTAATAAACGCATAGTTGAACGGTTCCAGTCCGTGTCGCTCCATGATTTCTATAACAGTCTGAACCGTAGTTCCTGCGTGCTCTCTGTCACCCCGTCCATCAAGCCACATCCAGAAGCCAAGGGCCTTTACTATCTCCATCCCTGCGCTTAACTCGGCATCGGATAGCTCTCTAACTTCTGTTTTTAACCTGCCATCAGAAACGGTCTGTGGAGAGTTAACGAAGTACCCATTCAGCCATGCAGATGATGATTGTCCAAGGTTTGTGTCACTATGAATAACCGGCGCAACGGCTTTTTTTGGAGTTCCTGAGTTGCTATATGTTGCTACGATAAGCGGGATGTAAGCATTGGCGTCTTCGTCATGTGCTGTAAGGCTGAATGCTCCCGGAGCTGATGCCGACGTGCGAAACGCGATACATCCCTTGCCATTATTATTGGCTGAGCTTACATATTGCCTGTCGAAATAAATCCCGGTAACAGGCTGAGTCCCATCTGAAGCGGTCTCAGAGTAGATCTTAATTCCGCCCATAACGGTTTGAACCGAGTCATAGTCAACGCTTACACGATAACCAAATGCTGAGCGATCAGTAAGGGTGCGCCCGATGCGAAGAGACTGAACGCCGTTCGGAACTAAAACGTTTTTAAACTGGCAGAATGCTCCACTCATAACACCGGTTTTGGTGCGCCCATCTGTAGAGTTTCTACCCAGTCGAACACCATTGACTAAAGATAGCGCGCCGCCAGGGGACTTATCCACGTCACGAATAATGCGATCCGCCCAGCCAATGTTATCGACAGTTACATTGCTGATCCGGATATTACTGCTGTCGGTGTTGGTGATGCGGAACCATGATGAGCCATTGCCAAATATAGTTCCCAACTGTCCGTCGCCCACGCCCTCGATGCGCACACCGTCAATACCAGCATTGATGACCCCGGCTAAGTTAATGACAGCGCATGGTGATCTGGCAGCCTCCCCTTTCATTCCACGCATTTGTACGCGGAAGTTTTTCACGTCAATGTCCATCCCATATTGGATATCAAAAGCGCGTGACGGGAATTGAGCATTATCTGTGGCGACAAATGGATAAATGATGCCGCACCCATGGATCATGTAGTTTCGGCCAAGCCACGCATCAGTGCCAAACGTGGTATCGCTATTCAACGCGCCAAGAATGGTTACCCCTGTAGCGCCATCGTAAGTGTCACAGTTAATAAACCTGACATTATAAGGGATTGGGTTTCCCGGATGGTTAGCGGTAGAGAATCCTTTCGAATACGTGTTGTTGCAATACGCGCGGCAGTTGTTGATAACTACGTTGTAGCTACCGTCATCAATCTCAAAACCGTTTTGGGTTATTACGTAAGTGTGCTGTGACTTTGCAAAATCACTGATTCTGGAGGTGCACTCTACAATTGTCACACCGCATGCGCCATGCGTGGTAATGCCGTCGTCATAACAGTAATCGATGAATTCACAATTCATGACCAGTACATCTTCGGTCATGCCCTGGGCAACTCCAGCGTGCCCTTTTCCGATATAGTTGTCCTTCCAGCATGCCAGGTCAAGGCAGTGTTGCGGCCCCTCCTGGAACATCATTTTGTCTGCCCGAAAACCTGTAACGGAACCGCTTCTATAGCAGCGACCCCATTCCTTTGATGGGTCAGATTTCAGGCGCGAAAATCCGTTCGCATGAATGCGGAAAGTGGACAGTCCTACATCTACATCGGTTGTCAAGGTTGATGAGTTATAGGCGCGGTTTTGCATCACATCCAGTAAACCATCCATACCAGGATCGGCGATGATACAAGAGCTAAACCGATCCTCCCCGACAATCGTTACCCCTGATGGTTGAATTAAGGTTTGGCTAACGCGGAAGTAATGGTTTGCCGGTATCTTTATCTTCTTCCGACCTGAATCCAGCGCAGCCTGAATCGCAGAAGTATCATCAGTGCCTGTGGCGCCGGTTGAATCTGAATCACCCTTAGCACCCCAGCCACGGATATCGCCTTCATCACGCCAGCGAGCCATTTGAAGATCTGGGTATTTTACTGCGCCATCCGGATCTTCTAACTGCTGACGCAGCTGGTCTGGGTCGTATTTGGCCATGTCTTCAAAATAGAATTGCTGGGAATTATATGCGTCGTATACCGCCATGCTGTAATTCTGCACGGTGACGAACTTCTTAATTTGCCCACCAAGAACCGGGAAGCCACCCGAATTAATAATGATTGGTTGTGGCACAGGTACGTGAGAGCCGTCTTCATTTTCGACATAAACCTGAATCTGATTAGCAGGATTGGTAGGATCCGTATCAGGCCGGCCGATATAAATTTTGCCATTCGCATTGGCTTTGAATGAGCGCGCCAGCGTAAAGAGTTGTGCTGGCATTCCAATAACCAGATTCGCGGTAATATCTGACATTTGCTGTGCTCCTGGCGCAGCAATACGCACAACTGGAAAATTGTGCGCAGCTGCGATAAGGTCAGTGATAATTATTAAATGGTGGGGTGAGAAATGATTACCAGCATTATCCTGTGGATCATCTTTGCGGTTTTAGTCGTGATTTCAGTTCAGCTTTCTAATGTCACCAAATTACTACGTAGCATAGACGCCAGAAATGATGAATCCCGCCCAAGGTTGTGATGGTGGAGCTTGTTATTGCTGAGTGGCCTGGTTAGCCAGTAAAGGCCTCACAGCTACTGCCGTCTGATTAAGCACCTTCTCATAAGCTGGCGTTCCAGGCTTGGTGTTTGCCAGCCTGAGCAGCATATTCCTTACCGGCTTACTTTCGTAAATCCTTGTGGCCACCCCATATCCAGCCTCACCTGCTAGCGATGTCCCGAATGTGGAAACGCCAGCGCCAATCCTCAGTGGATTCGCTAGTGACTGACCGGTCTGCGTGACTACGTTTGCTGCATCAGATCTTGCTGTGTGCCGCAACACATCATGGAGAGCATCCAGCTCTTTCATGTGCCTGCCGCTAAAGATGGTGCCATAAATATCACCGCCAGCCTGTGCTTTAAGCTTATTAACTTCCGTCAGGAATTTAGCCGGGGAATCTCCGGCACGTTCAGCTATTTTGCTGATATATGCAGCTCGCATCGCGTCCTTACCCTTATTGTCCAGCGCACTCCAGATGCGTTTCACATCTGATGGCTTGCGGCTGTATACAACGCTATTTATTAACTCAGGCGTTGCCTCGCTACTGGCTTTATTTAGCTTGTTGGCGATGTTCTTGTTCAGCACCTTGTTGTAGACGTTTGCATAATCAGAATTAGCCTTCAAATATGCAGCGGCATCCGATGGACCAAGCGCTTTGCCTACCGAATTTCTCAGGTCTCGGCTCATCGCATTTTCCACCATGTTGGTGGCTGCTTTTGCCTGATCCGGGAATACCATTGAATCACCCTGGACGTTTGAGCGAAAAGCTGTCCTGTGCTGACGAAGCAGGTCAAAGGTAACATCAAGATCCGTTGCAGGGTTTGTAAGCTCGTCACGGAGGTTTCGTAAGGATGAGAGTAGGTTTTGGTTTGCTGATGACCCAAGCCTCTCCTGTCTCGCGATAGCGGTGTCCAGAGCATTAATGGTATTTGTCGTATCAACGGCAGTGTTGCCCATCTTATTGGTCACGTCGTTGATGACGGCCCCAGCAGCATCCTTTCTCCCTTTCAGCGTGCTCGTAAGCGACTGAACTACATCATCAGGGTTGTATTCACCAAAGCGATCAAGGTAATTGCTAACCAACTTGCTCCTTGTAGCGTACTGATCTGCCCTTTTAGCTCCCGTTCCGAGGATGGCTCCCTCTCCGCCCTGAACCAACCCCTTACCAAGCGCACTCATTTCGCTGACCGGCCTGGCTATGTCTGACGTCATAGGGGTAACGCCCATCCCTTCAGCCGTATCGATCAACTGCCGGGCTTCCGGTGCAATTTCACCGCGCAATGCAGTTACCCCGCGCCCAATCCCTTTTGCGACACCAGACAGCAGACCCTGAGCGCCGAGGTTGACCGCCGCATTCTTCGCAACGTTACCAGCAAAGTCACCCTGCTGGTTGGCAGCCTCAGCAACAGAGCCAATAGCCATATTGCCAGCAACGCCAGCACCTGGAATGAGATACCCGCCGATAGCCTCGCCTGCCTGCGCGTATGGGTCAGTCGGGCGATCTACCGGGCGATATACATCATCAAGTACCCGAGGACCACCTAACCCCTGGCTGATAGCGTTAATCAGGCTGGCGCCGCCCTGTAGTACGTCAAACGGGATATTTACCAGACCACGCCCAGCTTGCTCTGCGCTTTGCAGCAGGGACTGCTCTTGCTGCTGAGGCGCTTGTTGTGCCGGAGGTGCTTGTTCCTGTGGCGTTTCGGTAGCAGCTTGCCCAGCGAAATATTCATCAATAGCATCGCCTATCTGCTCGTTACTGGTTCCGTCTGGGAAATTGAATGTTTTACCGTTGGCTGTAACTTCCATCATTTCACCGTGAACTGGATGCCTGATTTAGAGGTAAAGCTGCCTCCGGCTGGTTGTTGCGCCGCTGGCTGCTGAGTTGTTGACTGGCGACCGCTTCCGCCGACATTAACCTTATATTGCTGGTTGTAGTCGTCGGTATATTGCTGGATATCGCGGACAGATTGCTGCATAGCTTCCGGGCTTGAATAATCGACCTGTGGCATGCCCTGAAAATACATCTTCGCCTCTGCAACGGTGTTGATACCTGATGCGCCCATATCCCGTGCAGCTGCAATGCCTTGGTTCTGCATCTTCCCCTGAATGCGCTTAGTCGCATTGTAAAGCTGGCGCTGCTCGCCACCGCTCCAACGGCTGCGAACCTCCGCATCCCATGACGGAGTGCCGTTACCGCCAGTGATCCCCGTCATAAAGCCAAGCTGATCAGACGACGCTCCAGAAATGGCATCGAGGTCTTTCTTCATCGCGTAGTTCTGCGCGGTTGCTGCTGATGTTGGAGGCGCTGCAATAGCGCTGGCCGGTACACGAACCATATTCCCGGCGTCATCAATCCCTTCATAGAAAGCATTGGCACCTGCACCGTGAAGCTTACCGCCAACATTCACAGTTCGACCATCTGCGAGCTGGACCACTCGACTACCAGGGCCCGCGCTTAGATTTGCTCGTTGATAAGCAAGGTCCTGGCCGCGACGAGCTGTCGATGCGGAGATGTCCTGGCCTCGTGCAGTAATATCCTGACCTCTGGCAGTAAGTGATTCGCCTGCTTTGGCGCTCCTGATACTCTCGTCAATCTTCTGCTGGTTCTGCTGCACATCGAACTGCTTATCTGCTGGCAATGTAGCCAGCCGGGTAGCATTCAACAGACCGTTGAACTGCTGCGGGTCCTGTTGGTAGAGTTGTGCAGCCTGCTCTGGAGAAACACCAAGACTCGCGAGAGCTGGCCCGCTCTTTTGAATTGCAGCCTGCACAGCATCAGGATTACCACTGGCTGCCGCCACTGACAGATTATTCAGAGCGCCATGGACGAATGCCGCATGCTCTGCTCCCTGAATGCCGATCTCCTGTTGGATGCTCTGGGAAAACTCAGGGAATTGGCGGCGAAGCGCGGGGAGTTGATCGGGTGTGGCGTTCTGAATGGCTGAATAGAATTCGTCACGTCGCTGGTTGTCTTTCTGCTGCTGCGCCATCTCCTGCTGCCGCGCTCTGGACTGAACGTCCATAGCGTTGGCCTGCGAAACCTTTAGCGCCTCCCCACGAAAATCAGGAACCATCTGGTCATAATAATTAATTGGGCCGCCAAGGCCCTGCAATCCGCCAAACTGAGCCATGCTACCCCCTAATAACGACCGCCTTGACCATAATATCCGCTGCCAGTATCCCCATTAACTGAGAACAGATCGCCAAACCCCTTACCGATGCTGTAATTAGCTGACGCAGCCGTTTGCCATGGGATGGCAGCTTTACCAGCCATAATCTGGCCTTTCTGCTGATACATCCCGGCCATGTTATTACCCTGACCAATTGCGTAGTTACCGAGAGCGTTAGCTGCTTCCGCACCGAAGCCAGATAGCCCCATTAATTGCCCGTACATGTTCTGCTGCTGATTGGTCATATCAGCAAGGTAGTTCTGCCCGAGCGTAGGAGTGATTGAAGCAAGCATGTTCCCGGTGGCCGTTGAACCTAAGCCGCCAGTCGCCTCTGCTGCATTCAACCCCTGGATTCGTGCCTGGTTTGACATCATTCTGTACTCCGGAGAAGCAAGGTACTCAGCAAGCGACTGATTGCGATCAATAGGCTGTCCGGCAATACCCTGCAGCCCGACAAGACCGGTGCGCCCCACTTCTTCATAGGGTGAAACCCAATTAACAGCACTGTTATATCCGGCCTTGGATTGAGACATGGCCTTATCTTGGTAGTTCTGCTGCTGTTTGGCTGCTTTATTGGCCCCAATTCCGCCAAGAATGCTACTTACGCCGCCAGCAACACCTGAAATTACGCTACCCATTGGCAGGCCTCCTCATAAAGATTGATGAAATGTCAGGTGTGAACTCATAATGAAACCCCATATTTCTGGCGAGATTGCACACCGATTTGTTACTGGTCAGGATTGGCGCCCTAATCTCACGTCCGCCGATAACCTCAAACAAGTCGCTTACAGCGTCCCGGCACCTGATTCGCTCGGTGCGCTTCATCGCCATGTGCAGGTCAATAAATTCCCCCTGCTCTACAACAGCGAACACGCAGCACCCATCCCAGAGTGCGTACTCCGCTCCCGGGTCAACCCATCCATCTACGCCCCACAGGCGCATTAATTCCTGCCCGGTTAGAGCATCGATATTGGTTAGCATGGGAATCCTTAGGTGATTAGTCCGTGGGTTCTCATGGCCTGCTCCAGTGCCAGGATGCGCTGACGAGCGGCCACTAATTCGTTGGCGATGGTTTGTACTTCAGACTGCGAGTACGCCGCGCCTACTGTGAACGACAGATCAGCATTAAACGATCCGAGATTGGCGGTTCCTCCTCCCGCCGTCCAGCCTGACTGCTGAGGACCTAGCACCTTCACGCCATCTATCGAGAATGACGTGGCGACGCCTAGTTGGGAAAGCAGAGTTTGAGATGCGGTGGAAGATTTAGAAACGTAATCACTCTTAATATCAGTGATGTCCGATTCAGCCTGATTGAGCCGCAACTCGTGGTCAGCCAGTTCAGCCTCAGCGGCAGTAATGCGGATTTCATGATCCGCAATATCTGATTCTGCTTTGGTTATGCGCTGTTCATGGTCTGCAATTGCGGATTCTGCTGTTTCCAGTCTGGACTCATGATCTGCAAGCACAAGGTCGTGCTCGTCAAGCCTAAGTAATGCCTGGTAAACCCCACTACCAGCGGAATTTGCCTTCTTAGCGATGCTCGCCATATCCTGCTGTTGAGACAAAACGTAGCGCTGGTAGACAGGAGAGAAACCGGGGGGTAGAGAGCCTGCATTGAGTTCAAGAGCCTGAATCTCTACTGGTTCATCAAGTGATGTCGCTGAACTGGTTGCCATTATTCAATCCTCACCTGACAGCCTGAGAGCGTCACCGGCGATTTGGTGATGACACGGATCTTGAAAGCGATGTTTTTGCGGACCCGCCCCAACCGCTTCCAGATAACTCGTTTGTCGTAAACAAACGGCGCGTTCTGCTCAATCATTCGCTCCTGACCAAAGTTGATGCCGTCAGTGGTGGCAGACAAAAACAGCCGATCAGCGTACTGCGCAACGCCTGTCGACGATTCAAGCTCGAAGTCGAACAGCCGGGCGTTATCCGCCTTTATCAGTGGGGTAAACAGCAAGTGCTCCTGCTGGTTGCCGTACTGGCTGGAGATATCAAACTGCAGCACACCTTTCACCGATGCTGACTTATCGCCGCAAGTGATCTGATTTCCCTCATAGACGAAGTCAATAGCTCTGTGAACTGCGTCTGCAAGCCCGGTTCTCAGAATTGCCCACTGCGGTCCATTCTGGCTGGCTGATGCGTCATATACGAGCACATGCCGTGGGAGATGTACGATCAGCAATTCGTGAGCATCAAATCGCAGTGACTCAAGAACTCCGGTCGCCAGTTCATCTGCTGAATAGTCGCGCAATATTTTTTCGACAGAGGCGGCTCCAAGCGAATTAGCGCGTCCTGATTCAACAAAGTAAATACCAGGTGCACCAGTGGCAGGATGGCTAATAATGGCGAACCCATCAAGGAACGAGCACTTGCAGTGAGTGCCGGCGATCCCCTTCATCACCATGTAAGCCGGGTTAGCGACATAAAGCGCGGCACCGGCTGTGCTTGCGCCGGTCAGTGAGAAGTACTCAATCGTCGACACACCAAAACACACGACGAAATCGTGCCAGACTCCCATGCCGATAATGCCGTCAGGCTGAGACTCTGCGCGATACTCTCCGCTGAATCTGTCAGGCCTTGATTCATCCTCCAGATCAGAAATAAAGAATGAATCTGTTCCGTCTTTGGCCCACACATAGCGCCCACGAGCACGCACAATGTCCCGGGCGGTCCCGAGGTCATACTGCGTGTACTCCTCGACAATCTCCGGAACCTTAAAGCGAACCTCAAACTCCGTGGCATTCGTGCCAGTTACGCCGACAGGAATGTTCAGCGAGTAGGTGATAGACACGGCAGCATTGGCATCTTTACTCCCTGTCACCAATAGGCTTGTGATGTAAGGCTTTGTGCTGGACACAGGCTGGGAACGAGACAGTCCCCATGCAGCCTGCGCGATAGTCATGACGTCACCAGTCTCGCCTGTTGAGGTTTTGGGAGTAACAGTAATGACGATACTGCCTTTCGCCATGTCTGATGGAGTGGTAAAGGTATTGCCGCTGTCTCCTGATGTAGACACCCACATCTTAATCAGGCGGTCCTCTTCCGGCTGAATGACTTCTTTTTCCGGCCAGTTGGTGATGGTTTTAACAGTGCCATCATAGCGATGCTCATATATCTGACCGCTGGCAATGACCGCCTGGGATGTCCGACTATGAGCCATTGGAACTCTGCCAGAACCGGAGACATCACCGACCGCCGAGTCGCCCTTGTAGAGCATGCCGCCCATAACGCGATACACGGCGTTCTGTGAGGTGTTGAACTGCGCCCCACGAGATGCACCAGAAACGTCCGCTCGCTTCGCTATACCCGGGAAGCTTCTCAAATATCCCGATGCATTAAGCACCTCCTTGGGCGTAGCCAGAAGATTGACCGGCAGATAGTCGATGTAGTCGGCGTTTCGGTAGTCTTTACCCGTCCCCTTCATCAGAGGAAGTTGCTGGATCGGCATTGTTCTGCTCTCCCGGGAAGTAATGCCATCCATTCAGAGTGGCGAAACTGTTACCGCTGCCGATCGGCATCCGGTTCGGATAAGGCGCTCGTTTGGCGCGACTGAGAGCCGTGTTTTTGACGAGCAACTCTTTCCCGTTTCGGGCGGTGGTGATGACTTTTGCATTTGGCTCGATGTGATAATCCGGCGCAATGCGGCAGGCAAGGTTAAACACCACAGCGCTAACAGCACTGGAACGCATGCCGTGATCGTCGCCTTCCGCGGGCGGGGTGTCCGGGTCGGTGAACACGTAGCCGGTAATGATTCCTTTCCCGTCCTGGTACCATTCGGCCATCATCGTTTCGAGGTCATCAACGCCGTCCTGCATTGACTGTGGCTCAACGTCGGTGAGCGTGGCGTCAGACGCGACGCCCAACTTACGCAGCGCCGCCCTGACGATGTCGCCTTTAGTCGCTATCAGCATTGTCTTCCGCCTTAGGCTTTGGCCCCGGCTTTTTACGTTGTTTCACTTCTGGCTCTGGCTCTGGCTCTGGCTCTGGCTCTGGCTCTGGCTCTGCAAGAGATTCCACCAGGTCATCAGGATGCGCAAACCAGCCGGCATCGAGATACTCCTGCAACTCATCTTCACCGATGATCTCGAAGTCGTAGCCAACACCCTTCCACTTATTCATGTCGCCTTGGCGATATACCATCTGTGTCATGTTCTGTTCCAGAATGAATAAAGGGGCCGAAGCCCCTTAGTGGTTGAGTGATTACGCCTGATCTGCCAGGCCGACACCGATTGACTCAGGCCGGGTTGCGTTAACACCGTACCAGACCGCGATACGGCACAGGCCAGACAGGGTGTTGATGTCGCCCTGAGTAGCGAAGATGCCATTCAGACCCACTTCCGGGATGGAGAATGACTTGGTCTTCATGCCTGCGAACAGTTCGTGGTTAGCCGGGATTGGCTGGCTAACGATACGGATCGCATCATCCGCCCAGAATACGTTGGTACGGGCGGTCACTTTGTTAAGCAGGTTTACGGCCATGCTGTTTGCCAGTGAGGTGTTCACGTTGGCATACGCGCGCTGCTCAGGAGACAGAGAGGTGTCATCCAGCGCGATCGGCTTAGGTGTAATCTCGACATGCGTACCGTCAATGACACGCACGACAGAGAACGTCGCATCCTGCGCCAGCACGTTTTTAGCCATCTGGCCGAGGAATTTAACGCCGGTGAAGCTGATTTTGTCGCCGCGCTTCAGTCCAGTAGTCGCAGAGAGCGTTACGGTAGCCAGGCGGTTATCAACGTTACGCTTGTTGCCGTCGGCATCCAGATCCCAGGCTACAGGCTTGAACTTCTGAGCGCCGTTAACAGTAAGCCCGGTTGCAGTTGATGCCGGGAGGACTGGCAGTTTAGGAGAGCGCAACACATCATCAAAACCAGCAACCTGGCGCTGAATGCTGCCGTTTCTGTATGCGTCTTCCGGGATGCGACCAAAGATGTCGCGGTTAACCAGATCGTGACCGGCTGCCTTGTAGTCCTTCGGGTTGAAGAAGTAAGACAGACCGGAATCGCGATTCAGTTCGCGAGAGAACATGATTTCTTCAGCGTCAGCCACGAAATCCCAGCCGCTACCTGCTGCGGTGCCGATAGGGTCATTGCTGGTAACTACCAGAGAACCCATTTCAGCCGCCAGGTTGGCGACTTTCACTTCACAGTTGCTCGCCAGTTTCTTGGCTGCTGCGTTAATGCGGCGGCGATATGCCGTCTCATCACGCAGATCGTCAGCACGCAGCTGGAAGAAGTCGTTATCCGGCTCACCCAGGCTGACAGGAACGTTAAGCTCCAGCAGACCGGTTGATTTACCAGTTAAGTCCCAACCTTCCTGAGTCGGGGATTCCTGCTCTACAGGCATCCAGATTGTGTTGCTGGAACGCTGCATTTCAGATGCAGGCGGGGTGTACTTACCCGCTTTCTGCGCCATAGGTGTCAGGCTGGTAATAGTGTCAATGATTTCATCCACTGCCAGCGTAACGATTTGACCTTCGTTCAATGCCATTATCGAATTCCTTTAAGTTTTGCCTTGAGCTTGCGATAGGTCTCTACATCGCCCTTGCTTGATGCTGTGTCCATGGCCTTGCGCATAGCTTCGACGTTAGCCGCCGAAACATCGCCAGTGATGGACTGATCTGCAGGAGGAGCGGATGAAACCTGTTGGCCGCGAGGCTTGAGAGTTAAACGTTCTGAGAGTCGAGTGAGTTCAATCAGCGCTGACTGCCCGTCCATTGCCAGTAACTGGCGAGCTTTCTCTGGGTTGGCCCCGAGGTGATACATGAGCGCGGCGGATTTCTCCGGGAAGAGACGCATGATGTCAGTCGCTACCGGTGCCGGAACGATCTGCATGAACGCATCTTCTTTATCCTGGTAATCAGGGATGTTGAGCTTTTCCGCCGCGTCATAGTGCTTACGGGCCGCCTCGACGTATTGCGCTGATTGCTGGGTGTATTCCTGAGTCTTGCGACCCTGCTCTGCGACAGCATTGCTTCGCGCATCCTGAGCCTTGATAAGCCACTCATTATTCGCTTGCTGGAATGCCGCCTGAGCGCGACCGCTATCCCAGCCGTACTTTTCCATGGCTTCATCTGAGAAGAAGTCATTAGCATTCGGCTGAGCGGGTAATTCAGGATTAACCCGTAAGTTCTCCGGTAATTCGCCACGCTTTACTGCTTCCGCCTGCTGCTCAAGCTCACGTTGACGCTTGCGCTCCAGTCGCTTAGCAGCGAAGTGTGCGTTTGTTGCCGGGTCTTGCTTTGGCTTTACCTCATCGTCTTTCAGGACGATCTCGAAGCCTTCTCCATGCCCTGCGTTGTCGTTGGCATTATCGACAACAGAGCCATCAGCAGATGCCGCTGCTTGATTGCTGGACGTGTTTAAGTCTTCAGTTTCCTGAATATTGATGGTGTCTTGCATGATTAACTCTCTCTTATTGAGGATTCTCGGCTACGCTGCCGGAAGGTGTGTTTTGTCTCTGCGATTGCAGGATGCTGGCGAGGTCCATGCGCTGTTTATGCGTCTGGTCATCACCTTTGAGAAGTAATTCAGCATTGGCGCGGGCATCATCGCTGCGCTGTTGCTGGAAGGTTGAAACGGTTTTGAGGAACTCTCTAAACTCGGACTGCTTATTGAGATCCATGTTGTTGAAGATTTCCGCGATTTTCGCAGCGTTAAGCTGGTTCTGAGCTTCGACCTTAGCGGCGTCGATTTGTAGTGACAGTGTCTGGTTCTGGGCTTTAGCCAGTTCAGCCTGTCCTTGCAGAAGCACACCCTGAGCCTGAACCATTGCCGGGTCTTGCTGGCCTTGTTTAGCCATCTGCGCCTCAGCAAGCCATTGCTGCTCTTCAGGTGTTTCAGGTTTCTTCGCACCCATCAGAATCAGCTGCTTGTTGGCGTAGTCGCGCATCATCTCGACGCCTTTGCCATCCAGAAGCGTGAAGTACTGCAGCAACAGAAGCTGATATTCAGGAGTTCCCTGCGGAGTCTTGCCGAGCAATTCCAGAATCTCAGAGCGGTTCTGCTGCTTCATCGACTGGAAGGATGGGCCAACGTCGGTGTAGCACTCATAACGGCCCCTGATGTCGTTCAGGACGGTGGTTTCGCCAGTGGTCAGGTCAACAACCTGCTCCATCAACTGCACTTCTTTCTCGCTGCCATCTTCAAGCGTGATGGTAACGGTGCGGGGGATGTCGTAGATGTCGTTGACGATAGACTGGTAAATCTCACCATCTCGGCGCATCGCAGTGGCAAGGTTGTCCTGGAATACGAACGTTTCCAGATCCGAACGCATGTTCAGCTGGTTGACCGTCTCGAAGGCAACCTGTCCACCATTCACAGCCTCAGCATCAACTCCGAGCGTCGCCACTTCTTTCACTGCTGCAGTAGCGGCCTCAAGCATGTAGGCGTTGGCCTGTGGTACTTCCGGGTTATCCATGTATGAGATGGCACCCAGCGGCAGGTCGTTACCATTTTCATCGGTGCGGTTCTGCAGGTAGTACGGATAGTCATCGTTGCCGTCGTACATGTGTTCGTAGCCGGCAATCTGCTCAGGGTAATACGTTGGCTTTTTGCGGGGTGTACGGGCGACGATGTCAGCGTTGAACGACATGATCATGTTGCGCAGGCGCTGGCCGTCTTTGGTGCCGCGGACAATGCCCTCATACACCTCTTTGCTTTCGACAAAGCCCCACTCACCGAATACCGGCACGATGGGAATATGCTCGCCTGCAATGAGTTGCCGGTCTTTCAGAATTTCGGTGCAAGTTATGATGGACTTATACACCCGGCAGCGTTCGACCTTACGCTCAGCAACCTTGACCATGCCACGGTCTGCCAGGTCATCGATGACGTTTTTGATATCACGCTTGTAGTAGGCCGAAGGAGCGCCAGTAATCGGATCCTGATAGATGTAGACGGTCTCTTTCTTCCGCTCAACCTCGTAATATTCAGCGACGTGAATGGTGTCCTGAGTCAACCAGGGGAATACCCAGTCATTAGGACTCTGGAAACTCGGTATGGCTTCAGAGTCAATGTCGTTTTCTTTGGCGAACTCCTTCCAGCCATCGTGACTAAACGAATGGATCAGAGTGCAACGCGTTGCCTCAGACTTATCCATCTGTTTGCTGTTGCAGTCCCATACTACGCAGGAGGCCGCTGAATGGAGTGGCTCTCGGCGAATAATCTGGTTGTTGCTGGTAGGGTCCTGGTCTTCGTAGTCAGTAACAAGGCGCCAGGCACCCACACCGGCTTCAATCTGCTCACGAACAGCCACATTTACGGCTATCTTCGCAGAGTTATGACGCATATCGGTGCGGTACATGCCCATCAGCGTGTCAGCTGCACCAGGGCTTGCGCCGTCCTTCGGGCGGTAGAGAACATCGATCGGGTTCTGGCGCATCTCTGCGACCAGCTTACGCACTACCGGGCGCACCACGTCGAACTGGCCGCGATACTGCAATGTTGTGTACTGATTAAGCCAGTCATCCCACTGAGAGACTCGGGAGAAGAATAGGTCATTCTTCGCCTCGGTTCTGGCTTCGTCTCCGGCTGTCCAGTCTGCGTCGAACTTGCACAGAATGCTCTCCAGCCTGTTTTCGTTGTCAGCCATTATCGTCCTCTGGAAACTGGTCTAATCGGGGCGGGGATCTTTTTGTCTTTAACAATGCCAATGTCGCCGTATCGCTTAGCAAAGCGGCGCATCATGTAGGCGTATCGGGTAGCATCAAGAAGGTCATCACGAGTTTTAACAATGCGGCCCCGATCATCGCGATGGTAGAAGTTGAACTCCTCGAACCAGTCACGCAGACCAGCAAACACCTTGAAGCGACCGGTACTCATCAGGTCATGCAACTCAAACAATCCAGGCTCAACCGAGCGGGAACCATCAGGCCATTGCGCAGCCTCAGGAAGCATTAAAAAGCCTGCATCACTGTAATATTCTCTCTGCTGAAGGCCACTGCCCTTCTCAGTCTGCAATCCATCCTGAGGCCATGCGGTTGGAACCTTATTAGCCCACGACTTTGTCGCGCCCCACGCCTCGGCAGGTGATGTTTTGCTGGCTTTCCACGCTTTAGTTACGTAGAAGGTTTCGCTGTCCATATCGATCGCCAGTTGAACGCGGCTTTGCGGGTGGTCCCACCCAAAGTCCATGCCATCAATGACCATGTAGTGCTTAGGTATCGGGAATGGCTCACAGGTGATCGCATCCTCACTGAAATCGAATATGCGACCGTGACCAAGCATAGGGATACCTTTCGTACGCATGTCGCGCTGATGCGGAGGATATGATTCGAGAAGGGCTTGCTTCGTCTCTTCTGTGAGGTGAGGGGCGTCATCCCAGCCCACATTCATGCAGAACTGAGATGATGCAGGCGTATCAAGCAACTGAATTACCAACTCTGTGCGGCCGTTCTCAGGCGTAAAGGTCAGAATTCCACGGCCGCCTCGCCCCTTATCGCCTGTTGCGGTTCGGGTTAGCACCTGCGGGTAAATCGTCTGATCTTCTGGCTCTTCATCGATATGAAACCAGTCGATATCATCACCCATCAGAGCGTGCTGGCCCTGCGTGTAAGACCAGAATTGAACCTTGCTCAGATCGCCGCTTGCGTGCCGTATATAGGCGGAACGCACTGCGTTTGGCGTGCCGGTCATCGGCTCTGTTGTCACGATTCTGTCAGGGGGAATCAGGCCGCCTGTAAACTCACCATTGACCTTCTTGCCGATAATGGCAGCCTGCAAAAGGTCGCGACATTTCTCCCCGGAATATCCGAGGCACCACATCAAAGGAGCGTGATTAAATCGGTGGCCTTTCCAGTTGTCAGGGTATTCGCCCAGCAGATGAATGGCGTCGATGTAGGTAGCCGTGTCGGTCTTTCCTACGCGGTTTGCTGCTATAAGGGCGCACTGGCGGTACTCAGCCGTTGCGGCTATGAACTTACGCTGCCAGGCATAGCGGGTATCGTAATAGGAACGGTAACGGTAGACTTCGGCTCTCCGTTTCTTTTCCTCAAGAAGCTTAAGCAGTTCAATCTTCTGTTCCCTTGTGAGATTGCGCATCTGCATACTCCTGAAGTTTTCGGTCGAGCTCCTCATCAGTGAGGTCAGTAACGGTTTTGTGAACTTCTCGCTTATCTGTCAGGCCAAGGTCTCTTGCGATGATGTTTGCATTCAGCAGATCGGCCGCGGCACCCGCAAATTTCTGAGAGTAAATAACCTCTTCTGCTCGCGATGTGACCCCCGAAAAATCATCTTTTGACCGGTATTGAGCCCATGTGCTTTCCGCTATATCAAGGAATAGCCTCAAACCTGCGAGAGTCATAGCCCTCATCTTAGCTACAGGCTCTTGCACAACCTCGCCCTGATAAGCAAAAGGCTTCATCTCCCACAAGGGGTTTGCTTCAACCCACTCAAAGTACTCACAACAAGCCTCCCATAGCGCCTCGGGCGAATCGAACTTTGGGTTACGCCCATGACTGCTGCGGGCCTCCCAGAATCGGTTACCCTTTGGTGCTGCCATATCCATTTCCTCTCCAGTTATTATCAAGCGCCCCATCAGAGACGCTTTGTAATAACTACGCCAGTTCGCCGCCAGCTTTCAGCTTCGTAATGAGGCTGTTCACTTTAGTTACGATGGCGTTCACTGCCGTTTGTGCAGTGGCGATGTCAGTTACCGTCTGCGCAGGGATAGCTGCTTCTGTAGCCTGTTGCAGCACCCCGCCCCGTTCAGTGGTGGTTGGTGTTTTGTTACCAGCCATTGCGGTTGTTGCGGTCGTACCGATAGTCGGCGCGAACGTTGACGGCTTCCCGGTTACTGAACCCCAGGCGATCGGCGTACTGGTTGCTGTGTACTGAGCTTCGAATGTCGATTTGCTCATATACAGCAGTTCGCCATATTGGCTCTGGAAGATGTAGCCACCCACTACCGGCTTGAATGTGGACATGAACAGAGCCGACAGGTATTGGTCTGGATATGGCCCGTCAAACTCTGCTACTGCCGAACCATCCACAGCCTGTGTCAGGGTTTTGATTGGTAAGCTTCGAACAAATGCCCCATTGGCATCTGAATATGTAGGCCATGGTTGGTTGATCATTACTTAGCTCCTTCGATTAGGTCTGCTTTGAGTAGCTCCAGCGTACCGAGCGCCTCACATAAACTGATGTCGCCATCGTATTCGTGGACAACTTCTTTCAGCCGGTCGAACAGCTCCTGGGTGATGGGAAATTTCTTTTCCTTCCCAAGATCGATAACTTTTGGCATTGCTACTCCAGTTATCCGTTGCAGGGGTTATTTTTGATTTATCCGCCGTAGGGGATAAGCGAAATTCGTGCACTAAAAAGCCTCGCTATTGCGAGGATGAGAATTCTCTATGCTTAAAGTCCAGTGGAGAGACTGTGTCAGAGCCTTATGGATGAGGCTCTTCATTTTGCTGTCTAATTCAGCTTGTGGGCGCTTTTAATCTCCATCACAACCTCACGCTGCATCTTCCTGATTTCATCTCGGTGACGGCGTTCCTGCTTCCAATAGAGCCAGAAGAACACCCATGTCATGAGCAGAGCGGCAATAGCACCGCCGGATATGATGTTGTAGATGGAGTAGGCACTCATTTGGCTTCCTGCTGGCAGTTAGCTTTCCATGTTTTGTTATGGGTCAGAATGGCTCGCTTGGTGCGGTCGTCCATTGACAGGATGTCGGCCTCAGTAACGAGGATCGGCTTTACCCAATTACATGCGGTGTCCACAACGACGGTGTTATTTGTTGAGCCAGTCTCTGCGCAGCTCGTCATCAACATCGCTGCCAGGCATGCGAGTAACGGTTTCCTGAACATCTGAAGCCTCTTTGCTTGTTTGAGTCTGGCGCTTTGTTGCAGCAGTAGCCTGCTCGATTTTGGCTTTCGTCTCTCGCTCGGTGGCTTCCTTTTCAGCTTTGCCTTTCCCTTTTGAGTGACCTACACCGAATGCGCCCGCAACCATGGCCATGAGGATGCCGATGGCACCGATAATCATCTCAATAGTGGTCATGGCTTATCCTCCGGGACGTATCCAGGGTGAAGCTGCTTCTTAGCAATCTGATAAGCATTAATTGCCTGCTCTTCGGTCTCGAATAGACCAAGATATTTTTGCCGCCTCTCTCCGGGGATTCGGATCCTGGCCAAGTACTTTCCGCACCTCTTGTCTAGCCAATAACCTTTTGCTTTCTTTTGGTTCTGGCTGTTCAAAGATTTAGTAACGTCTCGGAGATTTTCTGGAGAGTTATTAAGTCTGTTACCATCGATATGGTCGATATCTCCGGCTGGCCAATGGCCCACGCTCAGGAAGTAAACCACCCGATGTGCCTTATAGTATTTACCGCAGAACCCTCCCTGATAATATCCACTCACCAGGTTGGTAAATGCACATCTTCCTGCCGGAACACTTTGCGCGGGTGAGCGCTTCCACCTCAGTCCACTTGGTGAGCTTGGGTCTATCTCGAGGTAGTCTTCAATCCGCTTTGTCATCTTGCTTATCCTTCATGGCATCCGTGGCGATTTTCTTCACGCCGACATAGCCACCTACGCAGAAACCGAAATAGGCGATAAAGATTGCCTCGCTCAGCTCGCCTTTATAGGCCTGCCAGATAATTACGCCACTGCAAACCAGAAAGCCCAACGCTGCCTGTGTGCGGCTAAGTGATATTTTACCGGCGCTGCTACGCAGAACGCTGAGGGCATCCATCAAATCAGCCCCTTGTAGATGTCATAGTTGCCGGATCGCATCACTTCTGCGTGGCGTTGAGCGCGTTCTGGAGTTTGCCTGGCCCACAGGCTGTTGAGCATTCCGCGTGATGCACCGTCGAAGTTACCCTGGGAGATCATCGCCAGAGTGTTTTTGAAACCTGCCAGCCCGGGCACACCCATTTGATAGGCCATGCTAATCAGCACATCCCGGCGGGGGTCGTTGCAGCTTTTCAGTGCGCTGAGGATTGCCGGTCGCAATTGCATTTCGGTGATGGTGTTCTCGACAAACACCTCTTTCCATACATCGCCAACCCGGCGTGGAACGGTGAAGGTGTAATTGGATAACGCTGCGCCTTTAGGGCCGATCTTGATGCCGCCAGCAACGGTTGGATATCCGAGGGTGTCACGGTATGGCTTTTCCCGGTAGCCTTCCTCAAAGTTGAGGATCGGAATAATTTGAGTCATTTCTTCTCCTCCTCAACCAGTGGCTTAACTTTGTCGGCTGTCTTTTCTGCTGTTCGCTCAGGCAGGGAGTCCACCTTTACCTTCAACTCACTTACCTGCCTGCCAAGGTTCTCGACTTTCTGATCGCGCTTATCAGCAATCTCTCGATACTCGGCTCGCATCCTGTTGTTTGAGTAGTTGAAGGCAACGGTCAACACGCTGCACATGGCACAGAACAGAAGAAACATGGCGCCTATCATGAGACGCCCTTTATGGCTCTCAATAAACGCTTTAACTTTCATGGCGATCTTCCTCCAGCTTCGCAAGCATTGAGCTTACCTGGCCCCGGAATTGTTCATCGCCTCCGGTCTGAGTCATAGCTATCAGTATGCGAAGCGAGTTCTTGATAATGCGGATGTCGCTTTCCAGATGGGAAATACGCTGTAGATCCTTTTCTCTTCGCTCTCTCAATTCGTTGTTCTCTTGACGCAGCTCGTCGTTTGCGGCCTTGAGAAGAACAACCTGCTCTTTGTAATGCGTGATTACCTCGCCACCTGCCCTGTTATTGGTGACGGCTGAAGCAATGACCGCGCTTAATGGCTTCCAGAAAAGCGCGAGCGCACCGCCACCAAATAACACGGCAGCAATGCTTGTGATTAGGCTGTTCTCCATTGGGTATTCCCAGCTGCGCATTGAAAAATAAAAGAGCGCCGTACATCTGGAGATGGGGGTTTCCAACGGCGCTTAAATCGCCCGTAGGCGTTTATGAGGGAATGGCAATATCGGCTCTTCGGCCTAAAGGTCCCAGGTAGCGGGAACTAGTGTGTGGTGGCCGGTACTGAACTCCGGCTTTACGGTTATCGATGAGCGTGTTTTTTCCTACCGTCAAAGAATGGGACTTCCACCCATTTAATCCCTCAACCAACTTGCGCATCAGCCTGCACATTCACCACAACGGAAAGAGCATTGATTACCACAGTGGGCTATGTGTCACGCCATAGCGTTGCCTCCGCCAATGCTCTTACCTGTTGTGCGCTCCGTTTCGTGGAGCTAACGGCAGTTGATCAGGCTGCACCTATCGATACTTATTTAAGCGGTGTGCTCATGCTCGCGTTTGGTTCGCCTGGCTGGATTCGAACCAGCGTTCATCCAATTATGAGTTGGGTGCTTTACCGCTTAGCTACAGGCAAATAAAAAGCCCAAGGCGTTAACCTCGGGCTTGAATTCGTAGATACCGCCAGTGCATACAACATTGGCACAATATCAGATTTACATGAAATATATGCGTTTCAATCCAGTTTTGCAAGACTTATGTCGTAATTTGCTGCCTTTTGTTGTGAACGTGATCGCGTTACCTGCAATAAAGCGCCGCTATCCAGGCTCAGGTAAACACGTCTCATCGCCACCCAGCGATCAGTAAACGTCTCTGACCAGTTCTTTGGCGTCACGCCGATCAAATCTGCCAGCGCCTGATATTCGTAAGTATCACGCCCGGCCAGCTCAGCCTTAACATCCTGCGCCGCAAGCCAGATAAGTTTCTGCAGGCGCTCCATCGTCTTGCCTGCCACTTTTTTGGTGCCCAGCGTCTCCCTGAACTCTGCCCATGCCCACTGGGTGATCGTCACCTGGTTCTCCCAGCGCGTGTTTTCGCTGTAGTTCCAGAGCAGCCACGCCTTCTGGTGTTCCTCGAGCGACAGGACCGCTCGTCGCCAGGACGCGGTGGAGTATTCGACAGGCTGAACCAGTGGGATGTGAGAGCCTTTGGCGCGCGACTGCTTGCCCGGGATCGGCGGGTTATCAAGCGTTATCATCTTGCCCGTCACATCATCCTTCACGCGCGGCTTCTTCCGCTTAAAGGTACCTGTATCAAATTGAGCATTCTCCAGCCAGGCCATCAGCTGGCCTTTTGTTGCTCCGCTCAGATCAGCCGTCGCAACGATGAGCTGCTGGCGTACAAATTCCAGGTATTGAGTGTTCATCATGCGGCTTCCTTAATCGGCTGTTTGGTTTCGGTCTGGCTGTGCTTTGCTACTGGAGGCAGATTGGCGCGCTTAACGCTCTCAGCCTGGTATCGGGCTATCTGATCGGTGGTCATCACATTGACCTCGGTCTTGTTACGCATACAGAAATCCGATAATGCTTGCCGGCATCAAAGACGAACCCCTTTGCATAGGAGGACAGACCATCCGCTACCGTCTTCCTTGCCATTCGATCGGCTGCCTGCTGCGCTTGTTTCTTGTTCATACTGATTACATCGAAGTTGGCATCTGTCAGAGGACCACCTATGCCAAAAACTGGCTTTATCATGCTGCCTCCTGCTGTTTGATGGCGCGTAACTTAGCTCTGGCGTCAGCACGGATGCCGTCCAGTTCTTCTCGGGTGTAACGGTGGATTTCGTTGTTGGATTCGAGAGCTTGCACTTTCTCTTCTCCGATCAGCTCGACCAGCGCGGCACGATATGACTCTATGTTGCCTGACTTGTGAACGTTGCAGGCTGAACACTGGAGCCAAATATTTTCAGGGTTGAAGCGGAGTTGCGGGGCAGCCGCCGTGGTGCGGTAATGACCAGCATGCCATGCAAAGGCGGTCTTGGTTCCGCATGAGATACAGCCATGCCCGGCAGCCAAAAGCATAGTGCGCCGCCAGTCGTTGACAGCGCGCTGCGTCATCTGCAGCCAGTGACTAAGTGGCTTAACTGCCCGGCGACGTTCTGCATGACTCCGACGCCCTTCCTTCTCGGCCTCTTTCTGCGCCTTGATGCGTTTGGCCTCAGCCTTGATTTTCTCTTTGGCGCGAAGATCAAGCGCGTAGATAGCGCCGTGAGCCGGGCAGCACCAACGGATGTTGTCGTATTGCGCGATAAACTTCTCCCCGCATACTTTGCACTTGCGGCGGGCTGGCTTACGCATTGGAACCTTCCTGCACCTGCACCATCGTCAGGTTTCCGCAGAATACGGCACCGGTATCGATATACATCTGGTTGGCGAACTTGAGGGGCTGGCGCGCTGGAGTGTGACCGAAGATAAACAGGTCGGCACCAGTGATTTCACTAACGTTTCCATCCTGCGCATCGCTCACCCTATCCCGGTTCCAGATGACCATTTCCTCTGGCACTGGCTTGTCGAACTGATATTCGTTATGCGGGTAGTCAGCGTGGCAGATGACCACCTTCCGGTCGCCGGTCACCAGTTCGATGATCAGCGGCAACTCAGTGGCTTTGTGAGCCAGCGCTTTAGCCAGAATCTCTTTGTCGTAGTCCAGATAGAAGAACCACCCACCGCCGTTTGCCACCCAGTGATTAACATTGCCATGCGCTGACAGGCCATCAATCATCATCTGCTCATGGTTGCCACGAACAGCGCGGAACCACGGCATTGTGATCAGCTCCAGGCACTCAACGTTTTCTGAGCCACGGTCAATTAGGTCGCCAACGGAGATAAGCAGGTCCTGCTCCGGGTCGAAATCTACCCTGCCGAGTTGGGTCATGAGGTTCGTGTAGCAGCCATGCAGATCGCCGACTACCCAGATATTGCGCCAGTCAGCGCCGTTGATGCGTTGATAGATGCTCATACGTTTTCATGTCCTTTTGCGTGGTATTCGGAGTTCGCGGGGATCCGCAGCCTGATGCCGCGCTCAATGCACCAGACTTCGATGCGGCGCAGATAGAAGGTCATTTCTTCGGTGTCGAGGAGCTTGGTAGACTTCACCATTTTTGTGACGCCAAGGACGGTGACCGGCTTGGCCGGGCAGAACATGTCCTTGAGGAATTCGTGCAGGTCTTCTTCGGTGAGCTTGCTGGATGAGTGCAGGTTTACTGCCGTGGCTACATCACCATTCCACAGCCACATAAGCGAGTTCTGCGACAGGCTGCGCTTTTCTTTCCATGGCTTGATGATGAGGCGATAGCAGTCACCAGACTCCAGCATGGGCTGGATCTGCTGACCGATAGCGTTGAAGTTGGATTTGTGCAGACGGATGCCGTCTTTGCTGATACTCATACGGCCTCCCCATGGGAAACCGCAGAATGCAGAAAGCCCCAGACACGTTTTTGCGCCTGCGACTGATGATGTTTCGTACTCTTTGTCATGGCCTAGAAGTCCCCTCCCAGGCGCGAGGTCACCGCCGGGCGTTCAACTCCGGCGGCAACATGATTATACCACTAGTTTTGAGAAATGATTATCAACTTTCAACGCTGCTTGACGTTGAGATTAGTAATTTCAGGAAGCTTGAAGCCCGCCATGTCTTCCGCCCGGATCGGTGGTGATAAGCAGTCAGCAAACACCAGCGAACCATCGAGCAAAATCACGAAGCACCACCCCATAAACAAACTGGCACTACACCAGTCAGCCTTTAAAGGCACATCTGGCATCTTGTCGGGAAAGGTTGGGTGATGCTCTGCAAGCCACTCCATGGCGTCGCAGCGATTGAGGGTGTATTTGTCGTACATCAGACCTCCTGCTGCGGTGCTGCTGGCAGCGGCATCCAGTGAGTAAAAGCATCAGCACTCACTTCGTCGTACTGTTCATACCAATCAATCCATACACCTTCGCAGAATTGATATACCGTCCGCTGAACCACGCCGCCATCAGACACAACGATTACCGGTTGGGTTTCATCAGGCATCCGCTCACTGCACGGAATCCACCCCTGCGCAGGCTCTGCGATAATCTGATTTCGCATTCCTGGCTTGCTGTTCATCTCAAGGATTACGTCTGCCAGTTTGCCAATGTTGGCCTGCGACAAATTGCACTCGAGCTGCGTAACTGCCTGCACAGGTTCGGCACCCTGAAGCATGGCGGCGCGGCAGGCGTTCCATGCCGCCCACATATCGTTGATATGGTCATCGTCATAATGGTTAGGATGCGTATTGGTGAAGAAGTACCAATTTTCATTGAACCCAGCGCTTCTTGCCCATGCTTCGAAATTTTCCCGGCTCGCGTTACTCACCACTGCTGGCTGCGTTAACTGTGGTGCTGCGTAGAGTGGCCTTACTTCGCAGCCCTCTTTCAGCGCTTCCCTCATGCCATTTTCTGTAACGCTAACCCACAACCCATTTACGCCAAGGAATTGCCACCCGTCTGGCTCCTGCTTATCACGCCCCCGGCGCTCTAGTAGTTCTCGGGCCATCGCCTTCACAGAGCCATCCGTATGCATTGCGTAATGCGCCAGTTTTTCTTTGCTAAGCGTCATGGATTAGTCCTCGCTCTCATCTTCTTCTTGCTCATCAACGATCTGGTTATTTACGGCACCGCAGTCCTGACATTCAGTGTGAGTCAGGCTCGACCATGGCCCCATCCAGATGACCGGACCGCCACAATTTGCACATTGCATATCCCTACTCCCCCACCTTAGTGATGATGCCAGCGGCTACCAGTTCTGCGGTGTTGGCATCCTGGCGAAGTTGGACGGCGAAGTCATCTGCACGCGCAGCACCGTAATCAACGCTTGATGTATCAATGGTGCTGGCGTGTTTTTCTGCCAATTTGCGCTCTGATGCTGCGAACATCTCCACGCCCTGAGCGCGTGCTTCAGCCAGGAACGCGTCGGTCGCCGGGGTTTCTGGCTCGTAACCATCAGCACTGACGTACCGGGTTACCTCCTCCTCATAAAACGTCTCAGGCTCAATGTGTGCGACATGACAATCGCTGACGATGAAATTCTTCAGCCCCGCATTCTCCGCTGCCAGCGCCGCGCACTTGGCTTCCATCGCGCTGGTTGCTGCCTGCCATGATTTGTAAGCCAGGTGGATACCGAATTGCGAGTAGCAGTTACGGCGCTCATCCCAATCAAAATCGCTATCGTGGAACCATTGCTCTGCTGTCATCCACGCTTCAAATTGTTCTCTGCTGCTCATGCTGATGCTCTCCCGCCCCGCACTGATGCCAGGCACTGATTGAATAAATTGTTAAGAGGGTTGGCAGTGTCACGGTTGGGCTGTTTTGGTATCCGCTTAGGCTCGATAGCTGGCCGGTCTTCTGGGCGTACCACGAAGTATCTGTATCGCTTCTCGAAGCCCTCACGACGCAGAGTTTTAGCTTTGGTCAACTCAGTTAACGCCGAGGATATCGCCCCTTTCTGGAGTGACGTGTCGCGCCGGATATCGGACATGTAGCAGCCAGGGTGCTTGGTTACGTACTGGATGATTACGGCGTTCTGATTGGTTATTCTCATGGCCTTAACACTCGTAGTCATGGTCAATCTCCTGCTGCTCGCTATGATTGAATGCCACCGGATCCAGCCCGGAATAGCGGCTGCTGAAGTGGTAGGTTTTCTCTGCACCCGGGGCGTGGCGGGACTTAACGCAGATGATTTCGGTGATGCCTTTCAGGTCGGTGTTCGGGTTGTATTTCTCATCCCGGTAAATCATGAAAATTACGTCTGCTTCCTGCTCGATGACGCCGGATTCGCGCAGGTCAGCTGCGACCGGGCGCTTGTTAGCACGCTCTTCGACCTTACGGTTGAGCTGAGCCAGCGCGATGACCGGGCAGCGCAACTCCTTTGCCAGGTTCTTCAGGCCGGTAGCGATCTCCCCGACGCTGCGGTTCATATTCTCCGGGTCAGACATGCGCATCTTCTGGAGGTAGTCGACGATGACCACACCCAAACCGCCCAGCTTCTTGCTCATGCGCCGGGCTTCCGCTCGCACCTGGTGAACGCTGAGGGATGGTTTGTCGTTGATGTAGATCGGGGCTTCGATGAAATCCTTCATGCAGTGGCCGACCTTGCCCCATGCCCCATCCATCACGCCGCTCTGCTTGCTGAGCAAATCCTCTTTGCTCACCCGGGCCCGGTGGAACGCGACACGCTCGGAGATCTGATCGACCGGCATTTCGAGGCTGAAGAACAGCACCGGCTTTTTGTTTTTCAGACCGACAGTCTCGGTAACCGTGGTACTGAACATGGTTTTACCCATACCCGGGCGACCGCCAACAACGATGAAATCGGTGTTGTTGAACCCGCCGAAAGCGCTGTCGATGGTCGCCATGCCCAGCTCGGTTTTGTGCTTCCAGATATCGCCGCTGATAATCGACTGGATGGTCTCAAGAGACATGTCGATCCCGGTGGTGATATGTTCGGTACCGTAGTCGGTGTTGTGTTCGATGCCAGAGATGTCAGCCTGAATATTTCCGATGATGTCAGCGATACCTTCGGATGAGGGCTCGGACAATTTCTGGATCCCCACCTGCAGCGCAAGGGTCATCCGGCGACCGAGATGCATTTCACGCAGCTTTTCGCAGTAGGCAGACAGGTTAGCGAACGATGGCGTGTTTTTACTGCATTCAGCCAGGTAAGCGAACCCGCCCGCACTCTCCAGCGCGCCAAGCCGCTCAAGGTCGCTGGTCAGCGTCAGCAGGTCTATCTTCTCTCCGGACTCATTGAGGCGCTTGTAGGACCGCAGAGCCACCTTGTGAGGCGTTGCTGTGAAGTGGTCCTCAGTCAGACCTTCAATCGCGTCAGTCGCCATATCAGCGCCGTCTGTGCGCCCCGCTGCGAGCATGATCCCGCCGATGACGGCCTGCTCAACGTACAAATCGATAAAACGGCTCATGCTGTCACTCCCTTGCGCATACGGTGCTCGTTGATGGCCTGCTCGTAGACAGAGCCCCAGTTTTTCGGATTCAGGATCCAGTCGAGAGTCAGCCAGGGCTGATCGCCTCGGGTGCTGAACAGGGAGGATTTACCGATCAGCTCGAAGGCCATGCCCATGTGCTTCAGCTCGCGCCAGTTACCCTGGCTGGTCTTGCCATTCCAGACCGCTTCAAGGTCGCGATAGGCCGGGCGTCGACGGTTCCATTCGTGCAGAGAGACGGCCTTCGCCGGGAACTTGCCATTCCAGAGCTTGATGATCTCTTCGTGTGGGCAGGCTGCCGGGTTGCTGCCCTGCCCCTCTGCCCAGATAAGGGCATCTGACAGGTAACCATCGAAGCGGGTCATGCGGCACAGGTTCTCTGGTTTGAATTTGTGGTTCCAGTTTGTGTGAGCCCAGCGGATCACTAGTTTCAGTTCAACGGCGGTGTAGCACTGGTCTTTGCTCTTCACGGTGGTGAGCGCTTTTTCGAACGGTGCCAGGTTTGAGTAACGACCACCTGTCAGCTGGTTGAAGTAATCCATGACTTCCTGAGCGAGCGTGTTTTCCCCCTGGGGGGTAAGGGGGGTTTTATTAGTTTTATTAACTCCATTCTTGTTCTGTTCGACGGGTGGTTCGTCACCCCCTTCGACGGGTACAAGCTTCAAAACCGCTCCAGCACTGGGTTTAGGCTCGACAGGTGGTTCGTCACTACCTTCGACGCCTGAAATACCCTGATATTCACAGTAATTTGTGATGGTGATCACGGTTCCGTGGGGGTTGCCTTTTTTGGATAACATCCCCTCCCGGCAGAAGAAATTCACCATCCGCTCAACGGCTTTGGAACTTTTCTCGTTACCATCCTGATCGCGAAGTTTTCTCGCCAGAATGGCGTAGGTAGTCACCAGTTGCCCGGCTCCAAGCATCCATTCACGACCAGCAAATTCAACGCTCCCCGGCTTAAAGCGGGCTTCTCCCAGCAGGCGCACCCACAGGGCCAACTTAGCCGTATCCTTTGACCACGGTGCCGTGAGGGCGCTTCTGAACAAGGCAAAGTGACCCTGCTTCCTGTTGTCCACGCGAGAGCTCCTGGAGGAATACGCGCCTCCGCTTCGTTCTGCTAACTTAACGACGCCCATGCTTCACCCCTGATGTGATCAGTGCCAGTCGGATAACGCCAATCAGACGCTCTGCAAACGCCCGGTTCTTTGACGCTGTGACAATCAAACCTTCTGGCTCGGCGGGATGGCGCCGCTCCTCTTTTTCCTGGTACTTCTTGCGAGCTTTTGTCATAATTACTCCCGTTACCTGACGTAACACAGTGTGCTGATAGCCTTTGAAGTTACCGCTTCAAGGGCTTTCTCTTTTTTGGCGATCCTCATGCTTCAAAATCCCCTTTCACCCCATCTCTGTTCGAAAAGAGAATGGCCAGCAAAAGCGACATATTCGGTAGCAGATTTTCCTTCCAGCGGCTCACTGTCGATTTGTTAACTCCGGCCTGGCGAGCAACGTCAGTTACCCCCAGATCTGCCAGTTGGCTATGCAGCCATGATTCAATGCGCCGCGCTTCCAGTTTGTTGCGTGCGGTTGATGTTTCCATTTGTGATAATTCCTTGTGTTGAAATAGTTAATTGGTTGTTTTGTTTGTTTATCGTGCACCATTGACAGTCAACCTTGACCACGCCGGGCACCCGACCATATACCGGGCCGTTCGGTCATTAGCAGTTAGAATTAGGCGGCGCTTATGCCGCCGGATGTGGGAATAGTTCTGGGAGATCAGGTCTGATTTCATGCGCCTTAATCTCACCACCTGTGGCATTGACGATCGCGGTCACTTTCTCTGGTGAGACAGCGCCGCCATTCAGCCACTTGTGAACCGCTGGCTGGCTTACGCCGCAGACATCTGCGAGTCGCTTCTGGCTGCCAACGATTTTCAGGGCTCGCTGAATAACTAAGTTCATGGGTTTTTCCTATCCGATTACTGGATTAATGAAAAGATAACTCAAGTTATGACCATTGTCCATAACCTTTGTTATTTTACTCTGCATAACCGCAGTTATATATTTGGTGACATGAAAACATTCGCAGATCGACTTAACGCGGCCATGAGTGCCGCTGGCATATCCCAGGGGCAGTTGGCTGAAAAGGTCGGCATATCCCAGCCTGCAATTCAGAAAATGACTTCGGGCAAAACCGCAGGCAGCCGCAAGATGGTTGAACTTGCTCACGCGTTGAACGTACGACCGGAATGGCTAAGTTCTGGGGTTGGCGCAATGCAGGGTGAGTCACGCAAGGACTCTTCTATTCCACCTGAATCGGAATGGGGTAAGATTGACGCTTGGGATAGCAAAACGGATCTGCCAGATGACGAGGTCGAAGTGCCATATCTGAAAGACATAGAGCTTGCTTGTGGTGATGGTTCCTGCATTGACGATGACTACAACGGGTTCAAACTTCGCTTTGCGAAATCGACCCTGCGTAAAGTCGGGGCCCAAAAGGATAGCGTGCTTTGCTTCCCGGCATCCGGTAATAGCATGGAACCAATGATCCCTGAGGGGACCACGGTAGCGATCAATATAAACGACAAAAAAATCGTTGATGGCAAGGTTTATGCGATCAGCCAGGACGGATGGAAGCGGTTAAAATCCATTTACCGCGTTAGCCCTACGCGCATCGTGATACGCAGCTTCAACTCTGATGAGTACCCTGATGAAGAGGCTGATATTGAAAACGTAGAGATACTCGGGCGGATGTTCTGGTCCTCTACAATCTGGTGATTAAACAAACACCCCTTCATAACCTAACCCGCTTCGGCGGGTTTTTTATTACCTAAATCCTGCCATACCCCATTCTTTACAAAATTAAATTAATTTAGTTATCAGGCACATATAACTTTTGTGATGATAAATATAAATTAGGTTATTGCCATCACCCATAACTAAGGTTATCTTTAATCCATCGAGACAACACAGCGTCTCGGTCAGTCGAACGGCGCGACAGTAAACCCTGCGTCGGGAGCGCGGCGGGTTCAGGATGAACGGCAATGCTGCTCACAAGCGAATTACAGATCGCTTTTGCGAGAGCGATGCGTAATTCAAACCTGATAGTGAGGTGGTCCATGAAGAACAGCATCAAGTGCCCGGTATGCGGTCGTGACTTCGACCCGAGAACGCCGGTATGCCACATCAGCAGATATCACCATGCCGCTAAGAATTGCGAGCTGGAGAAGATACGCGATGCACGTCGGCAGCATTTCAAAATTACCCACCACACTAACTAAGGAGAGCTTATGCGATGGCGTAAATCTTTAAACACAAAAAATTAACACCATGACGGCGTACTGCATACATCGTGCAGTTGCGATGTACTCCCCCGGCATAGTCGGGGGTTTACAGGGAATGCTTTGGGATTGGATGAATGCGCAGGCTGATGCGCTAACGCTCAGCGGCGAGCACCTAGCTTTGGGCTAGGAGGGGTAGCCGCAAGTCGGAGATCAGCACCGGCCATCCAATCGCCAAAGCATTTCAACCAGATCCCCAGGGGCTGACGGTAAACAAACAGAGAGGTGGGTATGGAGTTAGCTACATCACAAATTACCGAAGGGGTGATTTTCTACGGAGTTAAGTCAGGAAGTGATTTCCCGGAATTTACAAAGTACCAGGCGATTAAGGCAACCAACAAGCAGGTCAAAGCCAAGAAAGTCATGAAGTCTGAGTGGGGCGCTGACTATGAATACACATTGAGGGGAAGCGACTGGCGTTATTTCTCTGATTTCATCTCAGCGAGGGAAGTGTGGGTAGCAACGGTGCTCGATGTTGATATCAAGATGGCTGAGGACAGGCTGATCGCAGCGCAGATGCGAAAGGCGCAAATTCTGGCAGCTGATGATTTGTAAGGTCGCATAACGCGGCCTTTTTTACAGGGTAACTACAGAGGGTAAGGCGATGGAGTGGAAAAAATGTAGTGAGGAACTGCCCGAGTCGCAGACTCAGGTTCTGGTTAACGACCTTAACGGAGAAGGGGTGCTTATAGCTTGGCGAGCATTATGGATGAGCAATGGGCAACCTACTGGACAATGGGAGTGGGTGTTTCAAAACGAAGCCATCGATAGTGCTGACGTGAAAATTAAAGAGTGGTGCGCATACCCACAACCAACCATCCAATGACCCGCTACGGCGGGTTTTTTATTACCTCATACCCAGCTACAGGAGGCTGTTTGAACCTAACCAAACCGATGATTGAGTGCCTTAACGAAATCGAGCATTACCGTGATTATCCATCCTACTGGAAGCCAAAAACGCGCATGAAGTTAGAGGCGCTCGGGCTGGTTGAAGACAGAAATAAAGACACTCGATATGCGCCAGCTTCGTACCAACTAACGCAGGCAGGAAAAGATTATCTAGCGTCAATCAAGGCCGCCTAACCAGCGGCTTTTTTATTACCTCATACCCAGGCTCATTTACGAGTGAGTCACGTTATGAGAGCGGCTATCCACCGCGGAAAAAAATACTGCAAGCGCCCCAGGCGCGAGGTCTTTCAACGTTCAGCGGCCCGGCTTAAGGGCGGAGATGATTATGAGCAACAAAGAAATTGAATCAGCTTTCCCGACAAACGAAGGAAATTACGAAAAAGTATGGTCATCGCCTGGCATGACCCTGCGTGACTACTTCGCAGCAAAGGCGATGCAGGGATGGCTTGCTTCCTATGGTCCCGATGATGGCGCACCTAAAGCTGACACCACAGCTCGAATGGCATATGAATTTGCCGGCGCCATGCTCCGCGCCCGGGAGGCTTCATGACAGTCACCCACAACGGCAAGCAATACACCGTAAGGCGATGCGCTCTAAACGATAACCAATGGCGGCTCACTTCGGTAACGAACCCTCGCGAGCAAGTAACGCTTAACCGCTGGCAGATGGCGCTGGCCGGGCTACTTGAACAGGTGGAGGGGAAGTCATGATCGGAACTCACTACGGCACTACCCCCATTATTCGCCAGTGTGTTCAGCCTGGCATGATGGCGCTTCGTGAAGGCCGCACCTACCGCGTGTCGGCTGTTATCCATGAACGCAAATGGGTGTACCTGCACACCGATGCAGAAATCATCCGGGTTAACGATCGCGTTATCGATGTTCTGCTCGACGGAACCGGCCATCCAATTCAGCACTGAGGATATGAGAATGGATAATTTTAAGGGTACGTCCGGGCCGTGGTTTGTTGCCCAAGAAGGTAGTGCCGATGTTTTGGTTACAGATAGTGACAACCACAGGGCGGTAGCTAAGGTAACTAACTACATGATGAACGGTTCGCAAATCAATAACGCCAATCTTATCGCCGCCGCCCCGGAACTGCTTGAAGCGTTACAGAAAGCTGTGGATGTTATAAAAGCGGGTCCGAACGTCAATTACCTGAGGCGTTTCGGCGCGGTAAATAAAGCTCACTCCGCCATCGCCAAAGCCCTCGGCAAGTAATCCCCACCCCATTTCACATCTGGCAGCCAATCTGTGCCGCGTGGCGCACGTACTAATTTCAGGAGTAACCCATGGCAGCTTATCGCGCATACGACCGCATTGAAGATCGTCGCTGGGTCGAGCAGCAGTTAACCGACGAGAAAGATAAGTGGATCGACGACCGGGCGCAGGAAATCATCGACATGATGCCAAGAGAGCCGTCCGGCCTCTTTCACTTCTCAGTTCCGGTTGATTCCAGCCCGTACGAAGGACTTCGCAGCGATAAAGCTTGCGAGGCCTATAACGACTTTGTTTCGGCAGTGGCCTATGCCCAAGCAGAACACGACTGGGAACACCGCACCGGCTGCCCGTTCTGACAGGAAGCAAGTTATGAAAGCAGGCGTTTATCACGGCATGTCCAACTCGGAATATCATGCCGATCCGGCCATTGGTTCTACATCGGTTAAAGCCGTCAGCGTCAGCCCGGCAAATCTTTACTTCAACCCATTCAAGGGCAGCAAGTCTGCCCACATTGGCAGCGCCATTCATGCTGCACTGCTCGAGCCTGATTTATTCAGAAAAGACTACACGCTGATGGCTCATGTGACCTCAAGGGCATCAAAGGAATACAAGGAAGAGGCCACATGCACCAACCCGGAATACATACTGATTGGCAGTGAAGTTGAAACTGTAACCCGCATGCTCGAATCATCGCGGATGAATGACGACTTCATGGATTATTTGGCAGCACCTGGCGCATCTGAGTTGTCCATGTTCGCCACATGCCCAGAGACGGGGCTTGCGCTGAAATGCCGCTTTGACCGCCTGTCGGACAATGCTCCATACCCACTGGACGTTAAGAGCTGCCGCGACGCAACAGAGCGCGGATTTAGTAACGCTTTCGGTCAGTATCGCTATCACATTCAGGCGGCCTTCTATCTCTACGTTCTGAAGTTGGCTGCCGGCATCGAGCGAAACCAGTTTGCATTCTTCGCCATCGAGAATACCGCCCCTTATCGCAACTGCATGTACTACATCGGCGAGGAGTCGTTAGAACTCGGTCGCCAGCAGATGTTCTCCGCGCTCTGGAAAATCAAAGAATGCATGGAGGATGAAAACCTTAAGTACGAGGGGATCGTCCTGCCATCAAACGAAATTAACGTGCCAGCCTATCTGCTGGATGAAGAATATGACGACGAGGTAATTCTCTAATGGACCTTTCCCGCACGATTGTTCCCAAATCAGACCAACTCAACTTTGAAGATGTTCAGAGCCAGAGCATCACGGCAGCTATTAAAGCCGTCCGGGCTGGCAACTCTGAACAGCCGGTATTCATCGATCTGGAAGGTTATGACGGTCGTCCATACAAGCCCTCTAAATCAATGCGTCGCGTGTTGATTGGCGGCTGGGGTGCTGATGGTCATTCGTGGGTAGGCCGCTCTCTAACGCTCGTTGGTGACCCATCTGTCAGGTACGGCGGCGTAGCTGTCGGAGGCATCAAGATTTCGGCCATGAGTGACGTGGAGGCCGACTTCTCAATGATGCTGTCAGTCTCGCGCGGGAAAAGGCAGGAGCATCGCGTTCGCAGACTGGAAGTTAAGCAGCCGCAGACTCCAGATAGCGTCCTCTCATGGTTCTCAGAAAATGCCTTGAGTATGGACTTAACAAAACTGGAGTCCGCATACACCAGAGCCAAGGCTGCTATTGGTGATGACTCCAACCTGGTTAAAAAGCTCGATGAAGTGTACGGAATCCGCAAGAAGGAGCTTGATGGGAATGTACAAGCGTAAGGGAGTATACAAGCTACGACCTAACCAAATCAGCCACGGAAGGCCATGGGATGCATCAGACGTTGCATCTGTCAGAGAGATGGCCGGATCCATCCATTCAAAGTACATCGCCAGAAAAATAAACCGCTCATATGAATCACTTCGCCAGATGTGCAAGCGCGAGGGCATTAGCCTGCGGCTCGTTCGTGAAGAGGCCTGATTGATGAGCAATAGCTTAACCGACCGTGACCGTGACTATATCGGTCGTTTCGGTCATGTGAGGAACGACTGATGAAACAGTGGTCACGAGAAGAACTGGCGCTCCTGTGGCGCTACAACAATAACCAGGTCGCACAGATGACCGGGCGCAGCATCGAGGAGGTAGGCGATCGCCGTCTGCAGGCCAACATCGAGCGTAACGGGTGGGACAACCATGACCCGGAGTTAAACAATAAGTGGGAGGCGGCATGACCGACTTTGGAGGCTCAACAACGCCACAGGATGAAAAGGATTGCTGGCAAACACCATTGTGGGTATTCGACGCGCTGGATACCGAATTTGGTTTCTGGCTGGACGCCGCTGCAAGTGATCGTAACGCGCTGTGCGCCCACTACCTCACCGAGCGTGACGACTCACTGAATCGCGAGTGGGAGTCATACGGGGCAATCTGGTGTAACCCTCCCTATTCCGACATCTCACCATGGGTGGTAAAGGCTGCCGAGCAGTGTGCGACCCAGCGCCAGCCGGTAGTGATGTTGCTGCCTGCGGATATTTCGACAGGCTGGTTCAGCACGGCAATGCAGACCGCTGACGAACTCCGGCTGATTACCGACGGACGCATTAGCTTTGTGCCGGTAACTGACGGCGGCAAGCGCAAGAGCAACCCAAAGGGGTCGGTTCTGTTTATCTGGCGACCGTTTATCAAACCACGGCGCATTATCACGTCTGTTTCGCTGGCAGAACTAAAGCGGATCGGCACAAGGGAGGCAGCATGACAGCACAAATCACCGGGTCGCTAATGCGGCGTTTTTTATTGCTGGCGTTTGCCGTCAGCCGGATTAACCGACAGTTTAAGGAGTGACCATGACAACAGAATTTAAAGCCTTACCCGTTGAACGTGACCAATACGGCTACTGGACTCACCCACTATATGATGATTTTTGCGATGGCAGAGAGTCTATTGCTCCTGATGAATTCAATGAGTGGCTTGATAAGTACAGTCTCGAATGGAAGGTGGTACATCGAGATGAAGAAGATATCGACCCTGAAGTTGATGGTTACGATATCTCATCCTGGCAACCTGAAGCGCCTAACGGTGAGGGTTGGTTTGTCGGATCCATTCATGACACCGAAGACGGCGCCGTTGCCATTTGGCTTAGAAAGGCGGTCGAGTCATGAGCGAAATTATCGATCAGGCCAGCGCTCTCGAAGAGATGATGCGCGAACATGCAATACAGACCCACCGGATTAACCGTGATGCGGTATCTGCTACTCACTGTAGCGAATGTGATGATGAGTTGCCGGAGGCTCGCCGGAAAGCGTACCCGGGATGCACGATGTGCGTGGATTGCCAAGGGGAGACTGAGTTGCGGAATAAGCAGAGGGGGATGTGATGCTGACTTTTAAGCACTTTCTCGATAACCCTACATGGGCCGCAGCTGACGGCTACGAGTTCAATTACTTCGACTGCATGGCGTACACAGCAGCGCAATATGACGGCCTTTTACTTGCAGTTAGCAGCGTGGCGGAGAACTTTTTAGATACAGAGGTGCGAGAGATTCCATTCGTACTTGGGGTGCTCTTAATCGCTCTTGTCGGGTTGATTATGTGGCCTCTTACTTTTTGGCTGCCGGCTATATGGATATGGATCAGATGCCGACACCACCGGAAGAAATATCACTTCGGCAGCGGAATGACCGCGATAGCCAGAAAAAACCTCGACGCGTGGAAAACTCACTTCGAACGCAACCATTCCCGTCACTAATGCGGGGTTCAGCCAATGTTCAAACTAATCCAGCGCGGCCAGATATTCGCTGACTCAGCAGTCTGGCCCATTATCATTCACAGCAGCACATCTGAGGTGGTCCGCTACTGGCGACAGGGCCGGATCAACACAGCTTCAATCGACCGCTTTAACAATGACTTTGAGCCGCTTGACCATCGGGAGGCGGAGCAGATCCGCGCCGAACTGGAGACGAGCGAGCATATCAAATCGCTGCGCGCCCAGCGCGCGGCATGAGGAGAGATTATGGCATTCGTATCGCAAATAACTCATTCTCGAGGCAAAAGGCACGAGACACCAGGGATGAGCGTTAAGTTTTCAAAATCAGGATCAACCACTTGCTATATCGGAGTGGCAATTAGGGCTGGCCTTAGGTTTATAGAGGTTGAGCTTGACGAGGTCACCAGACAGGTTCGCGCAAGGGCGGCTGATGATGTTGGCGCAAAGATGTCAGGATCAGCTGGCGGCCAGTTCTCATTACAGAAGAGCTTTGGACGAAAGGTTATCCCGCACGGCCACGACAGAACGTTCATTGAACTTGAGTTGCAGCCAGATGGTTGGTGGTACGGAAAATACCAATGACGCAACTGATAGCTGATTCACTGAGTCGGCTATTGGGTGCGAATGCACTGCCACGTTATCCCCCCATTAGCCCGGCCATAGTGCCGGGTTCTTTTTGCCTGGAGTAAGCCAATGGCAAGCGAAAAACCGTTTATGAAAGTGCCGGAACTGGCGGCGCGGATCAACGTATCTCCCAGCACAATCTACCGGAACCCATCGCGCTATCACATGTTTAAAGTCGGCGACTCATGGCGGGCAAGCGAAGAAAGCGTGGAAAAGTTCTCCCAAACAACTAACAATATCTTCCGGCTGGCTGTGGTCGGTAAGGAGCATTCAAAATGCCGATCTACAAAAGAGGGAAAAACTACTGGGTTGATATCTCAGCTCCAGATGGAACGCGAGTTAGACATTCTGCTGGCACCGAAGAGAAGGCAAAAGCGAAGGAGTACCACGACAAGCTGAAGCATGAGCTGTGGAGTGAGTCGCGTCTGGATAAAAGGAAGGAACATCTGTTTGAGGAGATCATCATTCTGGCCCTCAAGGATGCAGAAGACCAGACGCTGTACGGCTCGAAAAAGGGATATGCAAAATACTGGCTGGCAGTGTTTAAAGGCCGGGCGATAACCAGCATCAAGGGCGAAGAAATAGCCAGAAAGATGCCTACTCATTCGCAGCATAAATCTCGGTACCCGCTGGAGAACGGAACCATCAACCGATACCGGGCTTTCATCGTGCGAGCGTTTTCTCTGGCGTTGAAGCATGGGTGGATTGACCACCGCCCATACGTGCCGGAATTGAGAGAGCCAAAGGTGCGGGTGAAATGGATGAGGAAGTGGCAGGCCAGGGATCTGATTGATGCCATCCAGTCTGACCTGCTGAGGAGAATCGTCTCTTTTGCCCTGCTTACCGGAGCGCGGCGCGGAGAGATACTTTCTCTGAAGTGGGAAAATGTCGATACGGAAAACCGCAATGCTATGGTCACCGCTGAAAATGCAAAATCAGGCCGGGCCAGAGCGTTACCATTGAACGATGAAGCGATCAGGATTTTACGCGAATGCGACATGTCCTGTGAGTACGTCTTCTCGGTTAATGGTGAACGGTTGAAAGATATCGAACGGAAAGAGTTTAACCGGGCACTTGAGGCTGCACAAATCCCTGACTTCCGTTTTCACGATTTACGGCATACCTGGGCAAGCTGGCACATCCAGAACGGAACGCCTCTGATGATGTTGAAAGAGATGGGTGGATGGGAAACTCTGGAGATGGTGAAAAAATACGCTCACCTGAGTGCCGAGCATCTTAATAAATTCGTCGATTCCGTCACGTTTTTGACACACGAAGATGAACTAAAAATAAGGAGAACTAAAAACAAACGCGCAACTGGCTGA